GACGTTAAACCCAATGCTGTTAAGACCTTTGATTGCTTCATTATATTTAAAAGGGTAAATCGTTTGAAGTATTAGTAGCTTTTGTTTCTGCTTGTGGTTCAGGTTTCCAAGTATCTATACTAATACTTACATCTTTACCATACTGATCAGCTTCATCTTTTAAATTAATATTAAGTTTAATAAATTTGTTGCCGTTGTATTCTTGTATGTAATCAGCTAATTTACTTGGATTAATAGTTACTTTAAGCCATTTAGGATTCATAACTTTACCACTTCCACAATATATTGTTTCTTCTTTTTTATTCATTGTTATTTGTTTTTAATTAAAATTTATAGGTTATTCCTACAGCTACAAAGAACCCTCCTGTAGCTATTGCAAATGTATTAGGGTTGTTATTAAACTTCTGCTTATGCCATAACATATTAGTTGCTCCAGCAGTCATTAAACTTAAACCACCTATTATTGCAAGTTTTTTCATATTTATTCTATTTCTGTTTTTATTTCTATAATGTCACTGGAGTAACCTTGTGGCTTCCCGTTCCATTCTTTAAATTTATCTGTATAATAATCATAATCCATCCAACCTTTAAATAATAAACTATCATCTAATTTATATATCTGAACATTAAATGGTGTTGTAGTTTCAATTGCTACAATATAAGCATCTGTATCTTTGTCATATTGGTCTTGATACATTGCCAACTGCATTTTGTAATCATTATAATATAAATCACGTTCAAAGCGTTTTCCAGCATCATTAGTAGTTTTTATATCTACTATGCACTTCTTGCCGTTAAACGTTGTTAAAAGGTCTGCAAAGCCCTTAAAATTAACATCTTTATGTTGCCATTCTAATTTAACTTCAGATTCTATTTTATTTTGCATCATTTCAGTAAGCGCAGGATGTAACATAGCATTGTTAATTATCTTGTTTGCATCATCTAATTCTTGTTGTTTAATTAGTGTTTTACCTTCGTTTTGTTCTTTGAACTCAATCCATTGTTTGCCAGCTCTTCTTGCACCTTCAAATATTGCAAACTCATTATTAAATGTATCTGGTTCTAATAACATCTTATGAATTAAACTACCAAACTGCATTGCATCAGTAGTTTTTAGTTCTTTGTTCCAGTATGCTAATAAATGATTAGGAGATTTCTTAAACTGGCATAAAGCCGAGTAACTCAAGTGATTCTTTTTCATAATATATAGTTTTAATTATTTCTTTTTGATTATAGTACCAATTACTAAACCTAAAGTAATACATAGTAAAACTAATTGCATTACTTCTATTGCATTTGTTTCTATCATTGTTTCTTAAAGTTATCTGCTTCAGAATCTGAATAAATACCATACTCATAAGCATTAATTAATTTTAGTATCAATCTATCTTTTAAACGCTTTTCAGCCATTGCAAACATATATGGAGCTTTACAATTTTTTGGTGATGCTTCGCCTGTACTCCAAATAACTTTGTTTCCTCTTTTTGCATCTCCTACTATTGCTACATCTTGATTGCTATCTCTGTATATTGTTGGTGCGCCAAATTGTATGTTTTCTTTTGCTGCTATCTTTTCACAAGCATCATGTGTTATTATCCACATACTTTTTGTACCTCTTTTTAATTCCCAAAAGTCATCTTTTGATAAATCATATTTTTGTGCTAATTCTTTAATTTTCATAGTTTCTAATTTTTGTAAATATAGTTTTTAATTGTTTCATTCTTTGTTTATTGTATTGAACTGCAATAGTTTTTAATTGCTTTTCAATGTTTTCTAATTGTTTAATAAATGTATCAAATCTATGCCTATGCATTTCTAAATCATTATTTGATAAATGTATTCTACAGATAATACGCTTGTTCCAATTCACTCTTATAACTAAGTTTCTCAATCTATCTTGTAAGTATCTGTTAGTTTCATAAGCCCACCAATGATTAATATTTTCATTATAGTAGTGTTCGTTGTGAGGATGTGGATAATGTATCATTGTTCGTTGTATTGTTCCATTAATTTAACTAATACTTCAGAATATGAACGATGCCCATTCTCTTTGCATTTATTTTGAAATTGAACTAATGTGTCCATTTTATTTGCTGGTACATAAAAAGTTCTTGTTGTATAATTTATTGTTCTTGACATAATATAATTTTTAAAAGTTTATGTAAATATATATATAATTATAATACAAATTACAAAACACACTAAAAACTTTATTAACAATTAAATGTTAATTCTAAAATAAATGTGTAATTCGAGCAACTTGCCCGTTACGTTTAGAGAAGATAAAGCCCTCTATTGCTTGGTTATTAGAAGAAGTATAACCCATTTTATGATGCCAAGAATCCGCTGGAGATGGACTTCTAAAACTTTCAAGCGTGCAACCTACTAAATCTTTATTACTTATTTTGTGATGAATATGATGCGTAAACATATATCTGTATTTAGTTCTACTCCATTCATAACATTCATCAGCCATTAATAAAGGTAATAAATCCCATTTAGCTCCATCTCCGTGTGTAGAACCAATTAAATTATCATAGTAAGTATAATACTTTCTATGTTGTAAACTAATATCAAAAGTTATGTTTTTACTATTTCTAAAGTAAGTTGCAATGGTATCAGCCAAGCAAAATCCAGTTAAATAATCGTGGTTACTACTATTATAAACAACGTGTAAATCTGGATAAAAAGAAACTAATGTTTCTATAATATTAATATATAATCTTTTAGCAATGTGAAAATGCTCAAAAAACATTCCATCTGTATCTTGAACAGTCCCTTTTGTAGTTTTATTACCACTTGGTGTATCAATGTGCATTACATCGTTACCAATACATAGTATTAATTTATCTATATTAAAACCATTACTTTTTTGTAATATACCATCAATAGCTTCTAAAGTTCTTTGTACTGCTATTTGTTTATTGTATTCTTCGCCACTAACAAAAGATTTGCATAATTTACCGATATGAATATCAGCTGGTGATATTAATAAGCAATGGCCATCATTTACCTTTGGTTTAACGAGCTTTTGAAAGTTTGGTGAGTATTCTTTAAGTTCTTTTAATAATTGTTGCTTAAACTCTTTTAAATCGTTTTGCTTAAAATTAGGATTCTTAAAATATAAACTGGCTTTTTTGTTCTTTATCCAACCACTATGTATATCATTAGGATTTAAACCCTCTGCTTCTGCTTCAAGTTTTAATCTTCTGTAATCATTAATAATTTGTGCTTCGTCTGAATTTAAACGATAGCGTGGATTGCCTTTATCTTTCCACCTTTTTTTGTGTGATTTCATTTAACAATTTTGTTAAATATAATAAAAAAAATTTATCTGCCTTTTTTAGCTATGCTTCCAAAGTAGTAACCAACGATTGATAAAACGATTCCTTCTACTATTCCTGTAGTGTGAATCATTAACTCTTTATTGTGTTCTGGTACTTGTAAAAATACTATTGCAACTAATAACAAAACAAAACCACCTAAACCAACAACACCTGTAAAATTCATCATCCAGTCATCACTACCAGCTTTAACCATTTCAACCTCTCTTTGTCTTGCTGAATCTCTATCTTCTACTTCTAACTTGTAAAACTCTACTAATCTATTATGAATTTCTTGCTTTTCTTCTGGTGTTAAATCAGGGTCTTTACTAATAAGATTCTTAACAATACCAAGTGTACCTTGCTCAGGTAATACATCTCCTACAACAGCAAGTATTTGTGGTGCTTTTTCAGCTAAAAACTTTCCTATTTTAGTATCTTTTATTTTTTTCATCCACTACAACTTTCGCAAGTTTCATCATCTATATTACACGTTCTTTCTGGTACTGGTATATTTTCCAGTTTTTTAATTAATTCTTCTAAGTTAGTTTGATTGTTTTTTTCCATCTGCTTTTTTTGATTTAGATTTAACTTTTTGTGCTGCTGCACTTCTTGGTTTAAAACCTTTTGGTTGAAACTCTAAGTATTCAACTTCTGCATCAAAGCAAGGGCATTGCTTCATAAATTCCCACTCATCAATCTTACCATCTTTATTTTTATCTGGTGATAAATCTCTATGCCCATGTATAGTAGCTTTTGGATATTTTGCTTTAAGTTGTTTAATTAACTTAATTAATAATTCTTTTTGTCTTGGTGTTCTTGTGTCTTCTGGTTTGCCAGTTTCAGCATTTAAACCGCCTACATAACAAATAGCTATTGCATTAGAATTATGTCCACGAGCCGAAGCTGGTGTTCTGTAAACTGGTCTACCAAATTCAATACCTGAATTAATTACATAGTGATAACCAATATCACTCCAGTTTCTTGGCGCTGATGTATGCCATCTTTTTATAGTGCTTGCTGATATACTATTGCTTTTTGTTGCGCTACAATGTATGTGTATTTCTTTAATTTCTCTCATCTTTTTTAATTTTAGATTTTACTCTTCGTTTAGCATTAAGTATCAGCTTCTCTTCCATTCTTGCGACCTTAACTAATAGTTGTGTATTCTCAGAAATTAATACTTCTATCTTTGCTTCAAGTTCTGTAATCTTATTTGTAAGTGCTTCTATATTTTGTGAATATACACTAAACTTTCTTTCAGATTTAGTTGCTCCAATATCCATTTTTTTAGATACTAAACCCCAAATCTCCTTTATTCCTAATGCTCCTATAATAGCACTTACGGCCATTAAAATACTGTGGTCATCCATTCTTACACTTTTTAAATAATTCATTATTCTGGGTCTTCAGGTGTCCAATCACTACCCGCTAAAATCTCTAATATTTCACTATGATTATAAGTTCCTAAAGGTGTTAAAGTTCCATCAGTTATAAAACTTGGTTCAACTTGATAACTTAAAACCATTTGTGTATTAGCTAAATTTCTTCTAACAGATTGAGCAGAACTCTGATTTACTTGCGAAAAAAGCACAAGGTTGCTGTCTGATAAATTACAAATTATATATGTTCTATTATTCATTTTTATTTATTTAATATTATTAACTTGGTGTGTCTGTTGTTCTATCAAGTACATCCATGTTGACCGACAGAGAGTTTGCTGTGCTGTAAGGCGCATCTCCTATAACTTCATCTCCACCCATTCCAGAACTTAAACCATTCCCATAGCTTCCAACACCATCTACTATATCATCCTCAGTCATATTTACAGATGTTCCATTGTTACTACCTTTTTCATCTAATACAGTCCAGTTAGTATTGAAAGAACTATTACTTCCTAACTGCCACCAGCTTACTAAGTTTGAATAGGCACTATGATTATTAAGGTTAGATGGTACACCCTCATTATAAATTTCTGTTACTTGAGAAGATGTTAAACCAGCATTCCAGATTGAAATATTTGAAAGTTTTCCATTAATATTATAACTATTATTTAAAACTCTACCTAAAAATAACTGATTTGACGTTGTAATACTGCCGCTGTAAGAATCAGTACCTTGAGAAACGCCATTAACAAAAAGCTCTATTGTGCTACCATTCCAAGTTCCACAAAAATGATACCACTGATTTGTTGATAAAGTAACTGTATTAGCAACATAATTTGTATTATATCCTTCAATAGCAAATCTTATTACGCCACTAACTGCATAAAACCCTAAGCCAGTACTAAAAGATTGTGTTCCCAAAAATGCACCATCAAAACTACTTGGAAGCGTTGAATAATTAACCCAAGCAGAAACAGAAACATTGTTAGTTATAAAATTATTCAATGCTGTTGTGCTTATATAGTCATCCGTTCCATCAAAATTTAAAGCATAAGGAGAGTAACTTGTAGCTATATCTCCATCAGCTTCTTCCGCTGCAATATTTGGCGCTAAATAATTTGCTCCATTAAACGCTGATTTATCACCGATTTGGTAATGTGCCACTGGCTTTGGAGATAAACTCATTGGATTACCTATACCAGTAGAGCTTGAACCATAAAGAGTTGTTACTTGGCTTGCAGAAAGAGCGTAATTGAAAATAGATACAGCGTCTATTTTACCACTAAAACCAGTAAAACCATCTGCTTTGCCTATTCTAAAATTATAAGAATTATTTGGCGGAGCAAACCAAGTGCTAAAACCTTGAGTTAAAGTTACTGATTGTCCATCTATATAACATAGCGGATTAGTTCCTCCATCATAAGTAAAAGCTAAATGATGCCATTGGTTAGTAGATGGTACAGGGGTTTCATATTTAGTTGCCTGTGTAGTACTGTTTGCTCTAAGCGCAATGTTTGCAGCATCAAATTGAACTCTCCAACCATAAGAACTGGTATTTTCTCTTGATACAACATGAATACCATTAGAAAAAGAACCAGTATAAAACCAAAAAGAAATAGTAAAATTTCCCTGTAAACTTAAAGCTCCACTAACACTATCTGTTCCAGCATCAATATAACTACTTCCGTCAAAGTCCATAGAATAATTTGAAACCTTACTTTTATTTTCTTCATTAGGCAAACGCCATTGTCTATTGTAGTAGTTGCTCATATTAATCTCCCATTCTATTCCAGTACTTTAGGTTTGAACCTGATACTGCGGTTAAATCTTTAGTTAAATTAGTTGATGTTGCACTGTATATCTCTGATACTTGTGCAGATGTTAGAACTGTATTCCAGATTGCTACTTCGTCAATGTTTCCTATAAATTCATAACTTGTATCATCTCTTCCGCCAATTATTAAATCATAAGTGCTATGTCCATAAACTGTATGTGTGTTTGATGCAGTTTCAGAAACACCATTTACATAAAACTTAGTGCCATTAGAAACCCCGCTATCAATTGTAATTGCCAAATGCGTCCAAGTGTTAAAAGGAATTGCAAGCGTTGAAGTAGTAGAATCCCCAGCACCAGCACTCGTGTTAAGTTGTATTAATCTTTGATTTGATGCGTGTGGTCTTAAAGCGATAGAATATTGTCTTGTGCTTCCTGTACCTTTAAAAATAGGAAATAAAACATATTCAGCAGTGTCAGTGTACTTTAACCACATTGAAATACTTGTATCTCCACTAAAATTTAAACTTGAACTATTGGCAACATTTATTTTATTATCAGCTCCATCAAATAAAAATGAATAGTTGTTAGCAATACCAGCCAAAGCAATTTCTACTGTTTGAGTAGATGTATTTGGACAAACACTTGAACCGCTTGAAGTAGTATTATAAGTAATTGTATAACTCGCAATTGTTGTAGCACTTAAATCTATTTGACCAGTTGAACTTCCTGTATTTGTTCCACTATCAACAAACACTAAACCACTACCAGCGCTAAATGTGCCGCCTGTTAATCCTGTAATAGTTGGAGTTGGGTCTGCATCTGTTGGCTCATAACTACTTGCTGAATAAGCAAAGGCAGCATTATCTAAAGCATTTAAAGTAACATTTGCAGTAGCAGTATCTGAATCAGTATCTGTATATGTAATAACATAAGTTGCACCATCAGTAGAAGCATCAACATCAATAACACCTGTTGAACTACCTGTATTTGAGCCACTATCTGCAAATATTATTCCAGATGTAGAGCTAAATGTACCAGAACCAGTATTACCAGCTACTGTTGGTTGTGGTGTATCTCCAATGCCATCACAATAAGCACTTGCTGAGTAAGTAATAGAAAGTGCTAAACCACCCTCAATATTAGTATCTCCAGCAGGTGATGTTTCGTAAACTTTACCCCAATTATTAGAAGAATTAGTTTTACCTTTTCCCCAATCATTAGTGTTTTCTACTGCACCTTGTCCCCAATTTATTGTGTTATCTGGCATAATATATTTTTAAAGTACCCATCCTCCAAAATCTGCAACATCATCTGGGTACATATCCTCTTGAGAATTACTATAATACTCAGGTATTAACCCAGCTGCATTGTTTTGCATATAATCTATAAATCTTCTCGTGTAGAACTCTGCTGTGCTTCTACTTTTTTCAACTAAACTATCTACGTGTTCTTTGCTTAATGCTGTGCTATTTTCAGGGTTTTTAGTGTATATACCACCATTTGAAATATTAACTCCAGCATAAGGTAAGTATTCTACCATACTCCAATGTAGTAACATTGGTTTTATATAATCGTTTAATAAAGCTAAGTAAGGATTTACTAAAGTACCAGCAGTTATTTCATTTTGTATTTTAACATATAAATCAGTACCTAAGTAATTTTGTATATGTATGTCTTGCGCTTGGTTTATATAAGGTAAGATTTTATCATTATCTATATTACCATTAGCAGCAGTAAATACTGAAATATCGTGTCTTGTTACAAATAGTGCTCTCATTTTATCTTTTTAAACTTCAGCCATTTATATTGTTACATTAGGTATTTGGCTGGCTTCGTATGCTACTTTTTTAGCTAAATCAGGGTAATTTTGTAGTTCAGATTTTAACTCTTTGTATCCTTTTACATCATTTGGTGAAACTCCTAATTCTTTTGCAATTTTTTCGACTTTTGCTAAAACATCTTTTAACCCAGCACCTTTGTTAGATAATTTTTCGACTTTTGCTTCAAGATTATCTTGCGCGTCTAAAGCGCTTTTATAAGCTTTCACTTGTGCTTTTTCATATTTATCTTTTTCTTTTTCTACTTGTGCCATTAAACCATTTAAGTCATCATAACTTTTTTTAATGTTTTTTAATCCCTTTGTAACATCATCTGCTACAGATAATTCAATCTTCTTACTTGCTAATTCTACTTTGTTTTCAATTTGACTTAGTTTTTCAAATACTCTTCTTTGTGTTCTCATTTTTATTTATTTTTTTACTTTTTATAATTTGGATGATGTCCGTTATTTGGCATATTTACAGGAGCTTTCTTTGCTTGTTTATGTCCTCTTGGTTTTGCTTCATAACTCTTTGGTATTTTCTTTACCACATCATAATCTTTTAAATCTTTACTACCTTTTTTACCTTCTAAAGCAGCATCTACTTTCATTCTATACAATACTTGTTGCCATTTATGCCTACAATATACACCACCTTTAAACTTAAATAAATCATACTTTTGGCCTTTGTGCATTGGTAACTCAGCAGCTTTAAAATTCATTTGCCTACTTGCTTTATCAATATCTTCTAATCTATATACAACACCTCTTTTGCTTCTTGCCATCATTTCTTTGCAAAACTTTCTACTCTTACCACCTTTGCCTTTTGCACTTGCTGTATTGTATTTGTATCTTACTTTATAATAACTTTTATCTAATGTAGAAAAACCATTAGGGTCGTTCTTAATAGGTGTATCACTTTTAACTGCTGCTGCTAATTCTATCATATTATCAGCCCAATCTTCAACACTCATATTATCATCACTAACATCTCTAATATCTACAATCTCAAATTCTTCACTATTCATTATTTCGCCACCTAACGTATCTAATGCTTCATTTAGTAGTAAATCACTATCTGCATCTGAAATGCTCTTAGAAGCCATTATTTCAAGCTCTGTGCTAAAATCATCATCATCTTCTTTAATGCCAGTTTGCTCTTCTCTTTCTTCATCATTTAATTCATCTAAATCCATAAACTCTAAAGGTTCAATAGTTTTAAAGTATAGATTCAAACTAATATCATTAACTGCTAACATTTCATCAATAGCATCTATTAATAAATTTTGGTATGGTTGTATTACAATATTATTAAACAATCTACTTGAGTTTTCTATTTCATCAGCATTAGAAGAAAAACCATTAGCAGAAGATAAACCTAATAATAATGGTGATGTTACTCTATGTGTTAACATTATCATTTTTTTACACTCTTCACTTAAAAAAGAATAGTGTTCTGGTGCATCTGTTAACGGTATATCCTCAACAGTTGTTTTACTTTCTGCATTATTGTTAAATGCAACAATTACTTTCTCACCATAGCTACCAGTAAGTTTTTGCATTACATCATTCTTAATAGCTAATTGCTTTTCTCTATCTGGCACACCATTGTTAAAGTTTACCACTTTTGTACCACTGAAGCCATTTTGAGTATCATTAATTAAGTAACACGCAATTTCATTTTCAAGTGTTGCATAAGCAGTATTGTAATCTGCTGGTGAATAGTAATAAAATCCAGTTACATATCTTTTTACAATATATATTTCATTTTGTGCACCACTACCAAATACAGGAAACTTTTTTAATTTACTATTTCTTTGTACTTTACTCCAATCAGGTGCATAATAATAATTCTTTATCTCACCTTTATCATTCATCTTTTCAGCTCTTAAAGTTTCACGAGGAAAGTGTGTAATAGCTGATATTTTATTACCTGTGTATGTTAGTTGAAAACTTGCTTCTCCTAATAGTTTTAAATCTTGGCAAACTTTTCTTAAGCAATCGTTTTTAATTAAACTTTTCATTTGTGCATACTGCTCTGGTTTTTTATTAGAATCAGTAGCATCTAAACCTTTGCCATATATTTGATTAACAACACCATTTATTACCGCTTGGTTAGTAGTGCTATCCATATAAGCATCTATCAAGTTTTGGTAATAGTCATTGTTATCTCCTATTGATACATAATTCCTATTACGTTCTTCTGTAATAGTAGGCCTTTCATATTGATTAAGTTGTATTAAGTGTAGATTATCCATAATATACAAAGTTGTTATCTCCTGTACTTTGTTCTATATAAACACCATTTGAAATTTCATAATCTGAAAGTGTTTGGTCAGAACAGTACATTTTATCTTTAAAAATTATTGCGTTGTCTGTTGTATTGGTGATTGTAATAGTATAGTAATTGTTTTCAACTAATGCTTGAGTAGTTGAATATTGGTAATAGTAATCCAGTTCAGAAAATGTTGCATCATTATCTGTTGCTATAACTTTATTTTGAGCTTCTGATTTTATCACTAATTTATAAGTTTTAGTACCAGTAATTGTTTCTCTTGGTATAAAGTTAATAATTCGTGTGCCACTTGTAGTTAATATTTGCATATTTTTTTAATAAAAAAGGGGTGGCTAATCACTTCCACCCCTCAATCAAACTATATATTATGAATCACACAATTATATTAATCGCGTCTTTTTTAACTATTTGTACCTACAGTAACTGTTACAGTTGCAGAACTCATTCCAGCAAGAGGGTCAGCAGAAGTACCACCAGCAATAAAGTTAGCTGGTTCTAATTCTTGCCCAGTTAAAGTTAGTGAGTAACCGCTTAAATCCCCGAAAGCTGTTCCTGTGGCGATTGAACCTCCAGTTACTTCCATTCCATGTTCTAAGCCACATAAAAAGAAATTCCCGTTTCTATCTTCTACACAAACGTGAGGTCTACCGTAAGCCATCAGCTTAAGTTCCTTATTATCTTCTTTAGATAGTTTAGGTAGTGTTAAAGTTAATGTTTCTTCAAAGAATGTTGTACCATTCTCTCTACTTGAGGTAATAGCAGTTTCTAAACTATTAGTACCTTTTAAATCGTATTGTAAGGCAGTTATTGTACCTGTCATGTCTGTAATTTCATCATTGGTTTTTGTTACAGTTCCTAATTCACCAAAATCAATGAACCAAGCTCTAACAATACCACCAATTACATCTTTACAAGGTACTTTTCTACCAGCTGTTAAATCGCAAGCCATATTATTAAAATTTAAATAAAGGGGGAATCACACCCCCTTGTTATTAATTAATTCTTAGGCGTGGTATAAAACTATATCAGAACCTATTCCGTAGTTAACTGCGCTTGTATATCTCATGATAACTCTAACATTTTGTGAGCCATCTAAATCAGCCATATCTAATACCTTAACTTCGTTCATATCGTTTAATAAACCAGTACCAAAGTATAAGTTAGATTTTTGAGCAGCCATTGCAGTATCATCAGCTAAACCATTTGCAACGAAGATTTTAACACCATCAAAAGATAGTTGTCCACCAGCGTTATACCATTGTGTTCCCTGTGCGTTAACACCATTTGAACCAATAGAAGTAGCAAATCCACCTAAAGCTCTTACATAAGCTCTTGCGATGTTTTGAGATACATAAATATGTAAATCTTCTTTATTGTATAAAGCAGAAGGTACTGCATCAACAATAGAACCTAATTTATCAATTACGTTAGCAGCAGTTACAGCAGCGTGAGAAGCTACATCAATAACATCACTATCAGCTAAAGCTAAAGTTACTAAACCATCAAATTCTCCAGCCGTTGCATTAGTTCCTTCCCAAATGTTTTGCTCAGTTTTTTCAGCTACTAAACCAGCTACGTGGCCAATAATGAAATCTGAAAATTTAGGTGGCATTTTATCAAATGCAGAATATCCCATTTGAGCAGCTTCCCAATCAGAAACAAAATCTTGCTTGCAAAACTGTAAGTTTACTTGAAATTCTTCTGGTTGTAATAATCTTTCAGTTAATGTTACTGTAGCAGTTGCATCAAAATCACATGAAGCATTTTTAATTACGTTTGCATCAGTAGCTACTTTTTTCATAGTAGATTTATACTTGATATTTGGCATTACTTCTATACCGCCTTTATCAATTGTGTTAGCACTTAAAAGAGCAGCAGAGATATATTTCCCAGCAAATTCTCCAGCGTAAGTACTTGTTATACTTGTTGTTGTCGCCATTTTATTTTATATTAATTATTGTTAAAAATTTTATCAAAAACCCTGTCTTTAGTTGTTTGCGTTCTATTGCTTGCAATATGAAAATTCACTTTATTATCAACCTCAGCTTCAGGATTATGTTTTACAGGTTCGGGAGCAACAGCAGAAAGTTCTTCTTTTTCTTCTATTACTTCTTCCTTCATTTCTTCTTTATCTTTGTTACCCATTTTTTCAATCATTGCTTTGATTTCTTCAACAGCAGATGTAAATTCTTCTTTGGTAACATATTCCAATTTTTCTTTTTCTTCTTCCTCTAATTCAGTTTCTACTTTTTCATTAGATTCTTCAGATAATTCTTCTTCTTCAACCGCTTCCTCAGCAGCTTCTTTTATACTGTCGATTAAACCTTCTTCAGTTACAACTAAAATTTTGCCTTCTTCTAATTCATATTCACCAACAGGTAAAGCAATTTGCTCATCATCAGTTTTTATAAATATAGATTTACCAGCTTCAAAAGATTCTGCAACTAATACAGTTCCGTTTTCTAATGTCATTTCAGCCATTTCTATTTTTTCTTCAGAAAGTTCAACTTTTTCACCAACAATATTTTTTATTTTGTTTAGTATTTCGTTTGCTTTCATAATTTGAGTATATATCTATAAACGTTTGAAAACGTTAACTGTTATATTTTTTTACAACTTTATTTTATACTTTACCTATTCCTTGTGCCTGTAAGCTACCATCACAGCATTTATTACTGTATCTTTTACCATCAGGACATAAGCAACCACGCTTTGTATTTTTAGGTGATGTATTACTTGGTGTTTTAAATTTTTTACTTTTCATATTAGTTTTTTATTGGTACACAATTAGGTACTTTTTTACCATTTTTTATTTTCATTCCATACTGTTCATAACCAGCTTGACAGGGTTTTTTCATTTGTGTATGTTCTTCACATGGCATATACCATTCTTTACCCATAAATTCGTGAACGTGAAAACCTTTACAAGCTAATTCTTTTGCTGCTTTTTCAGCTTTCTCTTGCGTACTATAAGCCAATCTATCATCTATTATTGCAAAACTATCATCAACTACCATTGAAGCTAAATTAATTTCTCCTAATTCTTTTAACTTGCTTTCACTCCATCTTAAGCCAGCTTTACCACCCCACAATAAATAACTAATTGTACCACAAGCTTTTGTATCTCCCTCATCATAATACTCTTGCGCTCTACTTAAATATGAATACATTCTTTTTAAAGTTTGTAAACTAATGTTTTCTTTTTGTGCTAATTGTTGCGCTCTAATTTTACCAACTTGTGTTGCGCATTTATTATTTACTTTTTCATTTAGTTCAATACCTCTTTTAGCATTATTACTAACTGCTTGTGGGTAATCATTATAAGTTTCTAATTCTATCTTCTTGCCAGATTTTGTTCTTTTATCTTTTTTAATTAATGCCTTAATATTACTAAGCATATATTCAGCTTCCTCTTCTTCAATAGCTTGCATCTCTGCTTTTGTATCAGGTTTTTTAATTTGTGCTTTATCAGCAAAATACCCCTCAATACTAAATCCTTTTACTTTGCCAGTTTTAACATAATCAGTCCAAATCTCATCATTTTCTACTTTCATTGAAATCATCCAAGTACCCTCAGGCATTTCTAAACCATACTTTGCAGATTTATCCATTTTAGTATCTTCTACTATCCAAGATTCAACAACAGTTAAACCATTAACACTCATTTGATGTTCTAAGGTTGCATTGTTTTGGTTACTGTTTTGAAAGAACAACTCGCTTGCTCTTCTTACTGTATCTTTAGAAAAGTACACATAAAACATAGTATCATTACGCTTTCTAAATATTGGCTTATTTGGTATAAGTGCTGCACCAAGAAGAAGTTTTTTTTCTTCATCTATTTTAGCAAGTTGTATCTCATCACTTGCTAATGCTATGAAATCTGATTCAATAGCTGGATTCTCTACGATGCTAACCGCATCTATCCCAACCATCTCTTCATTTTCTTCATCTAATATTAATTCTATTATATCCATTGTATTTTATTTTAAAAAGTTGCTTGTTGTATTGTATTGTTTTGTAACTGCTGCGCCGTGGTTACATCGCCAGCTACAACATACGCCTGTGTTGGCGGTTGTTGCCCTAATGCTCCAGCAATTTGATTAAATCCTGATTGTCCTACTACATTAAAACTTGGCGCTTGAGTTGCAGATACTCCGCCGCCACCGCTTCCGCCTGTAGGAGCTGTTATAGATGGCGGTTGTGGCCCTTTAGCTTTTGATAAAACATTTTTTGCTTGTGCTGCCGCACTTAACACAGCCGCTATTTGAGTTGCATAAAATATTGGAAATGCTACTGCTGCGGCTGGGCCTGTTCCTTTTGCTGATTTTTGTGCAATATCTAAACCATTTATAAAACCTACACCAGTGCCAATTATAATATCAGCTATTGCTGCTACCTTAGCTATTTTAGTTCCTTCGCCAGCTAATTGAGCAATACTTTGTAAAGAAGAAGATGTCGCATTTACTAACGCTTGTTCTAAACTTATTCTTGCCGCTGTAACAGCTTCATCACTTGCTAATGTTTCATCATTATTTTTTTTAGTTGCTGCTAATTTAGCTTGCCCTATTTCTTTTTCTCTTGTTAATTGCTGTTGTCTTGATTGCTCTAAAAATTCATTTAAAGCTATTTCTGCATCTATTTTTGCTTGTGTTCCAGCATTAGCAGCATCTATAATTCCTTGAAGTCGTGTTGTTTGTATTTCTTTTTCTTCAGCATCTATTTCTTTTTGTTTTTGTAATCTTGCTAAATCATCTTCTATTTGCTCTGCATTAAATCTTTTTCTTTCAATAGATAAATTGTTTTCAGATTCTAACTTAGAATTAGCCATTTCTAATTCTTCTCTGCTTAGCGCTAAATCGTTTGCTTGTTGTTCGCTTCTAAAACCAGCTACTTGCGCCCTAACAGCAGCTAATTCATTTTCAGCTTCCATTACAGCTTTTTTAGATTCTATATTGTTTTTATCTTTTTTAAGTTCTGCTTGCGCTGCTCTAAGTGAAATTTTAGCATTAGAAAGCATTGCTTTTTCTTGCTGGTCTAATACAATTGCTAATTCATCATTAGCTTTTTTTCTTTCTTCTATACTTAATCTTTCATCATCTCTTATTTGCCTTAATTGTTCTGCTTGTAAATCATATTTTTCTATTAAACCTTGATTGGCTACTGCTGCTAATTCAGCTTGTTTTTTAAGTTCTACATTTGCAGTTGCTGCTTCTACTGTTGATTTAGTATATTCTGTTAATGCAGTTACACCCTCACTAATTACTTCTGTTGCTTTTTCTACTGAATTATCAACTCCAGTTAATACATCTACAAATTCAGTTCCAGCATTTTTAACTTCTTGTACTGCTCCTTTAAAATCGCCAGCAAAAAGTTTTTGCATTGCTTTACCTAAATAACCAAATACTTCAAGAGCTGACTTAACTCTTTCAATAATGTTTTGTTTTATTGCATCACCTAATTTTTTAACTGATGCTAATGGATCATCAAATATTTTTTTAAAAAACCCTGAAACAGTTTCTACATTTTTAGATATATAATTAAAGAAATCATTAAATGCTATTGCAAGAGATTCAAAAGCAATGTTAAAAGCATCTACTACTTTTTGGTTTTCTTCAAATAGTTCTTTTAATGTAGTAAATGCAGCAAGTGCTAAACCTACACCAGCAGCTTTTAAAGCAGTTCCCATCATTCTAAAACCGCCAGCAACACCTTTAGCGCCTTTTTTTAAGCTATCTAATGCTTTGCCAGATGTTTTTAAACCACTTACTTCATCATTAGTTGTTTCTAAACTTTTATTTAAATCATCAACTTCTTTTACTGCTGAATTAGTTTCTACATTTAATTTGTATGTAACTTCTTTCATTTCTTCATTCTTAATTGGTTAAACCCTTCTTTAAATGTTAGTGGCACTTTGTTAATACCTAATGCTATATTTATATGTTCACTATATAAATTATTTTCTTTACAAAATTCTAATGCTTCTAATATTGTTTTCACGTTGGTTCGTTTAATAGTTCAAAATTGGTTTCTCCTGATTGTAATTTAGTAGACATTTTATTTATTGTGTAAGCTCTTGTGCCAACTACAATTAAATCATCTAATGTTAGATTCAATAATACTTTAAGTGGTAGTATTGCAGAAAACTTGAATATTCTTGTTTTTTTGTTAAATACTCTTGTGATGTAATTAGTATAATAAGTTTGAAATAAACTATTGTTATTACCACCATAATCAGTAAGTGTATAAGTATTTATCTCACTACCAAAGTTTAAGTTGTATGTAGGAGCTGTTGAAGATGTACCTAATTCATTACACGCGCTTGGAATCCAATAGTCATCTAAAGTGTAATTTGTTCCTGTTGGGCATAAAGCACCATAAGTTTCTGGTCTTGTGCTATCTAAAAAATTAATAAAAGAATCTGCTGATACATTTTCTTGATATATACCATAAAATAAAAGCGGTTGCCCTATGCTTGGTTCAAGATTACTATCTATAAAACTACCTACTTGAACTTGAGTAAAAGCATTGCTTGTTTTGTCTTGTAATCTTTCAAACAGCATATGTTCAAAAGGTATTTTAATTTGATAAAGATTTTTTTTACTTACATCTGCAACATAATTTAATTCTCCATATTTTTGATTATTAGCATTAAAAAATGTTTCTGCTAAAATGCTTTTAGGTTCTGAATATTCAAAATCTACTTCACTAAATGGTAATGATTCGCTTACTGTATGATTATCTGTTTTAACAAATTCTGTAATATTAAAAGTGTCACCAGCAGCATAATAATTATCTAAAGTTTTAACTACTATTTCATTATTAAAATCTACATAAGCAGTTAAATTAAATTGCTTAAATAAACCATTTAAAAAATCTTTTACTTTTATTTTTGGCATTTGCTCTGTTATAACAACAAACTTATCTTGCGGTTGTAAAGTTGTAGAGTTACTTGTAAAAATTGCTGTATTATTATCATTAACTATTGTTCCATTTGGTAATATTCTAATAACTTTTCTATTTATAGTAAATTTAGCTTGAAATTGTATAGAAGATTCAGAGCTTAATCTTCCAACCCACTCAATACCATTTAAAATATCAAAAGCATAAAGAACATTATTATCTAAACCATTGGCAGTACCAATTTCTAATGTAATAGAACTTGTACCAGTATTGTTTTGGCTTATTGCAAAGGATTCCCAGTTATTAGCACGAACAATTTCTATATCATATTCAACGCCAGTATATGCGCCAGCAGGTACAACTTCAAAAGTAATTGTTGTTTCATCTTTTAATACAGCTACCCCATCTTTAACAAATTTTTTCCATAAAAATATGCCAGTATTTAAAGTGAAATAACCCCAAAGGTTAGCTGTATCAGTTAGCTCAGTACAATCACCAGTACAAGAATAAATGTCGCTATTGCCAATCCAAGTTCCAGCAGTTACCATTTTACCTTTTTCTCTATGCAACCACATAAACAAATTATTCATAACAGCAGAATCAAGAAATTCGCCTGTTTTAAATGTTATATTATATTGTTCTTCAATTGCTTTTATAATGTGCTTTATTAATATAGCTGGTTTTAAATCTTCTGGAACTACTCCCCTTTCGTTAAGCTTAAAACCTGTACTGCAAATATTTAATCCTGTTGCCTGATATATTTCATAATTATCTCCGTTACTCATAATATCAATGCTTAATGTTAAAGCTGAATTATCAACTATTGAAGTAACTGTTGCTATTAACGATGTAGTAGTATTTTTAACAACATCACCAACAATAACTACATTTGTAAAGTTTTCTGACGTGTCTACAAGAAAATTACTTGTTGATGCAGTAGCTGTGCCAGATAATATTACATCACTTGATGTATTAAAAATATAACTTTGTGAATGTGTTATTAGTGGATAAATTATTGCATCATTATATGCAACTGAATCTATTGTAAAATTTAATCCATTTTGCAAGCCGTCTTTCACATTAGTTAAGTTTGCACTATGATTAAATTCATTTAACCAAACTAAATTAGAAAGTTCATCTTCGTTTAAAGCATTTTTGAATTCTGTTGTATTGCCAAAAAATGTTACTTTATACATTGATATTTCATTGTTTTTTAAAACAGCTTCTTCTAATTTTATTTTACCAAATCTAAAATGCAAGTGGTTTAGTTCTATTCTTGCACTACAAAATATCTGATTGTCAAAACCATCAATATCAGGATTATACCAATGTTTAAATATTTTATTATTTGTTTTACTTGCTGGCAAATTAAAAGTTTTACTATAATCAGTAAACACCTTTTCAATATCTTTAATATCTTGTATAACTTGAGTTAATTCAATTAAATCTTCTTCCATTAAATCAACTCTAACAAAATCTTGTGTAGTTGCTGTATTTCTTAACTGTGGCTGTATGTATAGAATAACCTTTTGCATTATCTAATATTATTTACTAAATCAAATGCTTTTTCAAAGTTCATTGTGTAGTTTATTAATCTATCATTTAAACCTGTTTTTTTAGTAAATGAGCTTTCTTTTAAATTAACTGGATATATGTTATCGCTCGAATCAGTTAGCCAGATGTATTCACTAACCATTAATTCTTCAAAATATGGATTCATTAGTTCGTTAACAAAACCGCTATTTAATAAAACAGATTCTGTTGCGTTTGCATTAAATGTTTTCTTTGCGTGTGCTGTTGTAGAATAAGTATTATATGTAATTGATTCATCACAATCTGTGCCAGATTCAGGTGGCGATAAAACTACATTTCTTGCTTCAAATATGCTTCTATTAAAGCTCTCACTTCTACTTTCTAAACTATCTACTGATTTCTTAAAGAAAAATAAATCTTGCATTGCTCCCCATCTATTTACAAATGTTATTTTGTTTACTGGATATTTACATTCTTCTATTGGTACTAATGTAATTGTTGATGTGCTACCACTATCATAAGTAACTAATACATTATCTAATAATGTTGTGCTGGTAAATTGTGCATATTGAATTTTTTGATTTTGATTACCATTATCTGAAAAACTATCTGTTTCTCTAACGCCAGTTCCAGAACGCCATTGAATAGAAGTAACCCTTTCAACATTAACTGGTATTGTTACTGTACTGCCTAAATGATATTGAATGTAATTACTACTAATCATTGCAGTTGGTTCTGTTGTGTAATTAACTCCTTCTTTAAATTTATTGTAACCCTCTTGCGCTAAATAAGTGTTGGATGTTGCTGAGCCAATTATAGTGCCATCTGATTCTCTTGCTGAGGTTGCTACAGTTACCCAAATAGAAGATTTTGCAGATGATGCAGAATAAGTGCCTGTAAATATTTGTTCTAAGTGGTCGTTAACTATTTCACTAATGTCAAATGAAACAGAGTTTTCAGCTCCTAATGGTTTTTTCTGTAGCAAGTAAGTAGCATACAAATCATCACAAACTTCTGTTGATGAACTTAAACCACCAAACACAGTTATGTTAATTTGAAAGTAACTTAAATTACTATCTGTTTCTTGTGGTGTTCTTATAAAAAATGGGCTTCTTGTTCTTATTATTGTACTCATTCTATTTCTAAATTATCATTAATAAAACCCTCTAACATTTCATCTTCAAACAATGGTAATGCTTCTTCAAAGGGTTTTGTAAAAAACATTGTTGCTCTAATTCCTTTTTTAAATATGCTATTTGCTATCATGTAATTAAGTGATTTTCTTTTTATAAATCTGCCCTTACTATCTCTTGGTGCTATCCCTGATTTGATTGTCCACCTATCAAAAACTGAAGCTGGTGGTTTTAAGTTTCTATATCTAAATGGGCTTGCAAAACTTTCACGATATGTTGATTTAGCACCTTTAACACCTTTATCTAAATACTCTCCATAATCTTCACTAAGAAAAGAAACTTTATCTCCTTTAATTCTATATTCTAAACTTTTAGATAATACACCTGATTTATTATATGTGCCATATCTACCACCTTTTTGCAAGTTCTGTCTTGATTTCTCAATAACATACTTAGCATATTTCTCTAATGCTTTTTTAAATTCACTCATTAGCAGTAAGTCATTTCATCTTTAGTACCAGCATTAAAAGTAACAGCCCAGCCGGCAAGCATATTATCAAATCTTTCTGTGAAAGGTTCACAGCTTGCAGTATCAATAACCTCAAATTTATCTCTATATAAATCACTCTTTTGCAATACTCGCATAACTCTTGTGGCTAATGCTAATTGAGTGTTTAATATATCTTGTCTATTGTCGTTACCTCTATATAAATCTGTTACTTGCTCATTGCTAATATCAACTAAATCCATAAAGAAAATAGTAATGTTAAAAGTTACATAGTTGTTGTTTATTGTACTATTGTTAATCATTACGTGAGCTAATGGAAATAAGCTCTGTTTCTTTAAATCAATATCAGCTATGTCACCAAATGATATTTCATTATTAAATGGTTCTGCTGTAATTACTTCTTTTATTTTATCTATTATGTTATAAAAACTATTCATATTATTTTTATATATCTTGGTGTATGATTACCTAAATCTTGTTCTATAAATTCATCAAGAGAATCAATAGCATCATCAAAGTCCATATTATCGCGTTGTATTAATAAATCCAAACATATCCAATAATCATAAATAGCTTGTATTGGATTGTTAGCTGTAATACCTAAAAATGCTTCTTCAAAGCCATCTACTAAAATTATGTGGTCATTCTCAATTAATAAATTTCTTTCAGTTAATTCTTCTAATATATCTTGCTTTGTCATCTTTGGCTTCTTTTTAATATTTGTTGTTCTAATTCATATTTATCTTTTTCAAATGCTAAGTGCATTAAACAGGTGTGTAGTTTTGATTTGGTAATTTCATTGTATTTGAGAATGTTGCCATTAGTAAGTCCGTAGATAGATTGATACCACCCCCATTTAGCAGAGAATCCCGCAGATGCTGAGGTAGCTCTATCTCCTTCTGTGTTGCTAAATAGTTCAGGATAGTTTTCTGTAATTCGTTCTTTAAACTGTAAAAAAAAACAATTGCACCAAATACAATATCTAAAGTAGTTTCTGTCATATCGTATTTTTCAGAACTTTCATAATCTTCTATTAAATACTGGTTCTTCTTCTTGTATGTTATTGGCCTATATAAAACACCAATTGCTTTGTGCATAAGCTCCCAATCTGCAAGGTAAGTATCTAAATCAACATACTCGCCAAAAGAAATATCATCCAGCTTTGGTATAAAACCAAACTCTTTATCATCTAAAGTAAATCTATCTATGAATTTAGGTTCGTTATTAAATAACTTTGATAACTCTTCGCAGATGTTGTTTATATCTGTAGCTTTTATTTGTAATACTTGTTTTAGTGGTATATTACAAAATATCTCTACCATCTTTTGTTGTAGAAATGAATCCAGTTCTTTACCCTCAGCAATCTTTAACCACTTTTGGTATTGCTTTAAAGTAACTTCATTAAGTGTTTCTGGTATGTTAATAGTTAACTTCATTTATATATAAACGTTTTAATTGTTGAATCGTTATATACAAATATAAAAAAAAGTAGGTAACGCTCTTTCGCCGACTACCTACTTTAAACCAAAACGCAAATTAACATTGGCTATAATTTGCACATTTCAAATGTAATAAAAAAAAGCTACCTTTTACAGTAGCTCTTTCTTTTTGTTTTTTGATATTTTATTTAAATGCTTTTGCAAATTCTTTTACCTCTTTGTAAGTCCATCCAGCTTCTTTTAGTATTCTATCCTCTTCTTTAATCATTTCGTTTAATAATTCGCTGTTTAATATTTCGTTTATGTTTTTCATTTTGTTTTGGTTTTTTTTAATTACAATGCTAATATATAAATATATTTATAAACTACAAAACTTTTTTAAACTTTTTTTTATTTTTTTTATATATCTTATCTTTTCTTATCTTATCTAAATGCTTAAGGGTGGCTTAAGCGTGGCTATAATTAAAACAATTTATATTCAGCTTCTTTTATTCTTTTTTGTGCTATGTTAAAATAGTTTTCATCTTGTTCTATGCCTATGAAGTTTCTATTGGTATTCTTACAAGCTACTCCAGTTGAACCACTACCCATTGTAAAATCTAATACTGTTTCGTTTTCGTTAGTGTATGTTTTAATTAGATACTCCATTAGTTCAACGGGTTTTTGTGTTGGGTGTTGTCTCTTATTTCCAAAACTCCCCATTTGAGAAATAGTAATTAAATCTAAAGGATAGCCCTTTTCTAAAGGTATAATGCGCCCACTATTAAACATAAAATTATCTTCTGTTTTTCCGTATGTTTTATTGTTTCCTTTTCCGTATTCTTTTTTAGGGTCTCTAATATGTTTATTGTCTCTATCTCTTAATTGTGGGTTGTACGTCGGTTGGTTCTTATAAAACACTAAAATATCTTCAATACATCTTAACGGCTGTCTTCTGCTGTTTAAGTGATTGCTTGCTTTTAACTTGTTCCAAGTCCATCTATATTTAAAGTTTTTTATATTACTAACTACAAGCGTACTACTAAACGGTTCACTTCCAAATAAAACTATTGCTGCGTTTGTCTTTATTATTCTGTTTAATTGTTGCCACATAGGTTCAAAAGGAATTACACTATCCCATTTACAAGCCGTTGTTCCGTATGGTGGGTCTGTAATAATAGCATCAATACTTTTATCTTTTATTGTTTTCATTATCTCTATGCAATCTCCTTTATATAGTTTCATAATATTTAATAAATGTGATATTCTCCTAAATTTGGATTCTGTAATTGGTAACTAACAGCATACCTCAGCGCATCAATAGCATGGTTAAAATTATCAACTGGTGTTTGTGATTTCTTTTCTAACCAACAATAATTATTTAACTCTTTAATTAATTCTGTACTATCTTCTGTTATTACTAAATCATAATCCTGTAATAAACTAATACCAAATGTTATACTACCTTGTCCTTTTATAGCTGGCACAACATTACAATCTCTACTAAGTTCTGTTATTAATCTTGGTTCTGCTGAATCACCTACTATTAAATTATCTGCTGCAAACTTTTTATTAAGTTGTAGTATTTCACTTGTAGTTAGTTTAGTTTGATAGAAGCATAGTTGTATATAGATAACTTTATTTTCTTTGTCTATGCTTGTTTTAACTAATGTTGATGGGTCATTGCTAAAACCATAATCTTGTCCAAATACAACTTTACCTACTTGCTGAAACTCTCCTATACTCCAATCAGTAAATATAACTCCCTCAGCTTTATCTAACCAAGCACCTTCAATTGTATGCTTGTATCTGTTTGGCCTTCTAACCTTCATTGTTTCAATCTGCTTAATATAGCTTTCTGAAAGGTTATCTAAGTTATCTAAATATGTAGTGTGTATATAGGTAGTATCTTCTTTAGTTAAATTACTACCAGCAGCAACGCCTCTATCTTCAAACCAACGCTTGTAAATGAAATGTTCTTTAGTTGTTGGATTCAATATTAATATAACTCGATTCTCTTGTACTTTGTTTCTAACACTTAAATCAATCTTATCAAATATATTCTCATCATTTAATTCTTCTGCTTCATCCATTACCCAAGTAGTAATGCCAGTTAATGATTTTAGATTTGCAGTTTGGTCGCCTGAGCTGGTTTTAATACCTCTAAATATTATCTTACTGCCATTGCCTTTATTTATTATTTCGTCCTTTGTTATTTTAAACTGGTCAATAACTCCAAGCAGTTCTAACTTTTCTATAAACTCAGGTATGATACTAATACTGGCTGCTCTAAGTGTGTATCTTGTAAATAATATTGTATGGCCAGCTTGATAGGTTAAAAGTAATAGAACAGAGTTAACAGCAAATGATTTACCAGAACCTCTACCACCTGTTACAATAAAGTACCTTGCAAATGATTCATCTAATACTAAATACTTTTTATTGAGCTTTAATCCGTGCAATGATGTTTCTAAAATCGTGGTTTACTTGTTCTGAGGTATGTATATCAACAGAATCTTTTTGCTTACCATAGATATTATCTAATATCATATTTAATGCTTGATGGTCACCTTTTGCAATAGTTTTTTCTATTACTGCCATAGCCATACGATACTCATTAGTCATCCAAACTTCTTCACCAGTAACTGGGTCTATTCCCTTTGTTCTAAGTTCTGCTAATTCTTTTAAAATTGTGCTTCTGTTCTTACTACCTTTTGGCCTACCTTTAGGATTTCCTGACTGTCCTTTTTTGAATGGTATTAAATCTGCTTTGCTCATTTTTTTGTTCTGTATTTGTTCTGTATTTGTTTAGAAATACAATTAACTTTTTTTCAATTGCTTTTACTTTCTCTTTCGTATTCATATTCATTATATAATCTTTTCATAGTATTAACTAAATCTTTTACACAACTGCCACAGCTTGATGGTTTTTTGTTGGTGTTAAACACTCTATTGTGTATTGTTAATAGTTCTTTTTGTTCTATGTTGTTAACTATGTTTTTATTTATTGAAAAGAATCCTTTTAGATATATATATTCTTCTTCGTTGAGGCATTCTACTTTGTATGGAAATAATTTATTTAGTTTTTCTTTTCTTGCATCACATCCACAATCTTTTCCAAGTTTATCAAATATCCAATCAGTAGCTTGTTTTATACCTGTGGCTTTTGTAATCTTTTCTACTGTATCGCCTAAACCTTTACTTTTCATTTTTAATATATGCTATTTTTAATAATACTAAGTAACCTATTAAATCAGTTAATGTATCTTCTGTTTTATCATTTAAACCTTTGTTTTTAATTCTTGCTAACTTGTCATCTATTCTTACTTTAATAGCTTCAATAGAATCTAATTTACTAAATACGTTTGATGGATTATTTGCAGTATCTCCGTAAGCTGCATTTTTTTCTAATAGTAAATCAATTACTTCTTCACCAATCTTTTTAATTAAGTATTCAGTTTTCATTAATTTTTTTTTTAATCTCTTTAATACAATTGTTAATTGTTCTCCATACAACAACGTGTGATATATTAGTTGCTGCGGATAGTTTTCTAATGCTATGGAATTTCTTTCTATATAAATTAAATAACTTTCTATCGAACCAGTAAAAGCCATCTACTATTTCATCAACTACTTTTTCTATATCAATGTATGGTTCATTATCTGCTTCTATAATGTTTTTTAGTTCTTTATCTATTAATATATCTTTATCATTTCTTATGTTGTCAATAAATATATTGTGCATCATCTTATATATAAACGCTTTATTTAAACAATCGTTATACAGAATATCATTAATTTTTACTTTACCACTATCTATTTTACTATGTAAAGCAATATAAAAATCGTGTAATAAATCTTTTGCTGGTACTTTGCTACTGCTGCTTATTTCCTCAGCCATGTTAAGCCAAGTTTTTTCATCTCTTATTAAAATGTGTAAAATATTATCTACTTCTGTACTCATCTAATTCCAAAAGTAA